TCGAAATCTCCACCCCTGTTGGTACTTTCATCTTCGCCATGAACGAGGACGTCAAGGTGAATTGTGCGTGAGTGATTAGGACACTCGACTAGGCGAGTATAAATAGCAGTTAAGCCTAGTGCGGCAATTGGGATGAGCACACAAGTAATGACGGAAGAGAATGCCTAGCGTGACTAGGATTAACTGTGCTAAAACTTACCGTCTCCCAATTGCGTCTGGCGCATAAACAATTCGACTCCGTATACCTACCGGGTCCCTACGGCAATTGTTTCAGCGTTCATGGTGGTGAGCGCGAGTCGGCCATTCGTTGAAAATAACCACATTCACAAGACAGAAACGCCGCACCATTCCTAGAAATGGTGCGGCGTTTCTCATATCCCCGCGTTATTACTGATCAATACCACGACAGTGATAGTGACGGAAATTGCGGCGACGACGGACGAGAGCACAGCGGGCCACTGCGGCCGACGTCCCTCGATCATTCGTCGCAGTTCACCAATTTCCCTGCCCTGCCCTTGAAAGCGTTCGTCAACGAAACGGTTACGCTGCTCCCATTCAAGCCGAGGAACCGCGCCCGCATTCTGCTTTTTCAGGTCGTCACGTAGTTCATCCAACGTCTTGATGACGTTATCAACTTGTGTGGACAACACCTCAAGTGACACGGTAGGGCTCTCCGTAGGGCTCACGGCGTCGGCAGCCGCGTCGGGCGGTAGGCAACACCGAACCCGGCTGCCAGCAGCGCACACGCGGTCGTAACGACGCCAAGTGCCGCCCCCGCCGTAGTTGCATCGAGTACGCCAAGAACGACCAGCAGACCGAGAGCGAGCAGGGTCAGAACGGTGACGATGAGTGCGACGACGTAGACAGCCGTTCGCACTCGCACGCTGAAAACGGGCTGAATGGGCTTGACGTCAGAATCAATGTGGGACATTACTACCTCCGGAATACTTCGATGAATGCGTTACGTGACCTTGCGGTATCAAAAAACATGCGCCCATTGGTGAATGATGATCGGAAATACTGCATGAGTTTGTCTGAGTAGTTGAGCAGTTTCTTGTGCTCATCCATCCATGCAGGAACGGTTGTGTAGAAAATCTCTACGCCCGGGCGCTTTTCCTGCACATAATATGTGTTAGTGCTGTAATTAATCCATATGGAAAAAATCCCTTGCTTGGTTTCGACGGTGCAGAAATAGCGGGCATCCGACACCTTGCGTTCAAGCATTCGATCGTGATTGTCAGCGAATTGGGACGCCACAGCGAAATCGGCGTATTCACTGTCCTTGATAAACTGACCAAAGCGTGTCTTAAAGACACCCGTAGAGAATTCTGCGGAATCGGCAAAATGACAGACGATGAAGTTATTTGCCTTCATCAGCCATTCCTCCGGCTTGTTGTCATCCGGGAGAATGTCATATTCAAGGAAGTATGGATTAGTGATCGTCAACGCATTTGCAAGAAACAAAACGCGCGTCTTGTCCTTCCATCGGTCGACGGTTGAGTAAAAGTCGTTAAACGCCTTCGCCTCATTGGGAAGATAGCGGAGAGCGCCCTTATCAATGATAAACTCATCAAAAATAATGGTCTTGACCAAAGGGTAGGCAACCGACTTTTGCGTCTGCGCATTCGAGAGCGCGGCAAAATACCCAATAGTCTGCCAATCGCGTTTCTTAGCCTTCCGAGTCTCAACCGAAGCCATCTGAGCGTGAGGACCGTCCACGCGAAAATCCCATTCCGGGAATTCGTGTGAGATATCGGCAAAGAACGTCCCGCGCCCGGCGAGTTCCGTCTTGTAGCGACGCAGATAGATGAATTGCTCTCCCGTGCGAATCGCCTTACGGATGACATGCCGCTTAGCGCCGTAAGTCTTGCCGAGTCCGCGCGCACCAACGATAAAGTTGTAAACACCATTGTAGGAGAACAACTTATCGAACGAATAATAGGCAAGGTCGGCTGACTTCGTGCTAATTGACATGGCGTCTCACAATCACTTTAACCGCATTGGCAACACGCGGGGCGAGCGCCTTGACCACGGGTCCTTTACCCGGACCTCCGTGACCGCAAACATTACCGCTCCCCACGTACATATCGACATGGTCAACCGTGCTCCTTCCGCCGACCCAATCAAAGAATACCAGGTCGCCCGGCTGTAGCAACGACTCGTCAAGGGTTCCCGACGTTTCTGCGACCAATGTTCCTTGCGTGTACTGATTCCCTGTATAGGTACCGATGTTAATTCCAGCAACCGTTTGATATGTGTAATACATAAGGCCCGAACAATCCGTAGACAAATTAGCCTCCGGATTCAATCTAGAGGCTCCCTGAGAATACGAATAGCGAGCAGCGCGCGAAAGAACAAATTCGACAAGCGCTGTCTGTGTCGCGGACCCGCCACCCGGAACAGGTGGCGTCGTCGGATCGGGATTGTCAGGCTGCGGCGGAACGTCTGCGCCCACACTCCGGTCAAGGACTGGAAGCCATGTGTCAGCGTTCGTAGGGTTGACGATCACGACACCACCTGCTGCAAGGTGGACGTGTAGAGCGTCACCCACCTTCGAGACATAGCGCACGGGGCCTGGCACGCGCGTTTGCCCGGTCCCAGCACCAACGTCCCCACCTTCGTCCGGAGGGTCGGGAGACGGCCCCGGAGTGGGGTCTATACCGGACGTGTCGCCTGCCGCAATGATGCTCGCTGCCGTGTTGTAGCGCGTCCGATACTGCCCCAAAACGGGTTCATTCAGGCAGACAGCAAGCAATCGTGCCATATCAGACGCCGGCCCCGCGCTGGCAACGACACCCAAAGCGCGCCTAGGGCTTTGGTGGTACATGACAAAAAAGAACAGGACGGCGTCGGTATTTCCATCCAAATTCATACCCGCACGTGTGGCAGCGTTCGCGTAAGAATCAAGGTCAGAAATCGCGACGTCATTTTGAATTGACTTGTTGTTATTGAGGACATTTCGCAATGGCTCACCCTCATCGCGCGATAGATAGCGGTTAGTCCAAAAATTCGCATCGGTTGTTGCGTGCGCATCAAGATCGTTCGTCAGCGACGCAGGGATACCCACCCATGACGATGCGTTATTCGTGCGAATATTACTCAACAATCCGGCAGCGCGCGTGCCGTACCACTGCATAAATCCAACGGTAATCGGGTCACTATAATTAATGGCAGTATAATTAAGGTTGCTCTCAACCGTACCAATCGCCTTAATGGCAAGTTGCTTAGCGTGCAGGTCGTATGTCATGAATACTCCAAACCGGCCGCCACCCGCGAGGATGACGGCCGGTTAGTTGATGGAATGTCAGAATGCAGCAAACGAAGCATTGAAAATGTGCGTTCCCGCCGCACTTCGGGCACCGAAGACCAGCACAGCCCCCGACGGCATGATGCGTGCAGGAATCGACACGGGCGTTGCACCCGTCAACGCCTCAGAATGCTGAATGACGATGAACGTTTCTCGCGACGGGCGCAGACCAAGTGGAAGCGTGCAGACGGCCGTGTTACCAGCGTTAGCGGGACCGTAAAGACCTCCGTTCAAAAACACGGTGTCCCCCTGTCGCGACGCCTGCAACGGACGCATGTCAGCCATGAGAGAACTACCGGTGCTATATCCAGCCTCGGGCGTAACGTTCGTCCACGCCATGCCTCGGTCAGTCTGACCACCCCGAAGGTATCCCTTCAAATACTGGGTAATGACATTCTGACCCTCAATCGTGTAGTGAACCTCACCCGGAAGCATGAGGGCGGGGAATCCCCAATGCCACAGATGGGAGAACGGAACCACCTCACACCCGTTCGTGACAGCAGCGTCCGTGACGTCAACGACTGCCTTCGCGGCTCCGGCGAGCGGACCCACACCCTCATTCTGCACGGCGTGTCCCCAAAGCAACGGGACGACGACGATGCGCGCGTTCGGAAACTTTGTGCGAGCGTTCGCAAAACACGCAGACGCAAGCGCGGGGATAGACGCAGACCCGCCGCGCACGTCGTTACCCGCGTCCACGATGAACACGTAATCAACGTCCGCATTGACAAAACGCGAGTCAGCGGCAGCGGCATTGACCTGCCCGTTGTAATCAGGGGTCGAAGCATTACCGTAACCGAATCCGGTACCGCCCTGAGCGTAGTTGTACGAATCCCAGTTCATGATCTGCGGCAACTGCTCCGCAAACGAACCGGTCAACGACTGCGAATTACCGATGAACACGGCAAGCGACTTCGCAGGCGTCTTCGGTGCGTAACGCGCATCGCTCTCCGTCTTGGTGTACCGATCCGTCAAACCCGCCGTCGCGGCATTCGCGGAGGCCTCAGCAGCGTCGGCCTTCCCGCTAGCGGCGTCCGCCTTCGTGTCAGCCTCCGTCGCGGCCGTGTGCGCGGAACTGGCAGCGGTACCGGCAGCGGTCGCGGCAGAATTTGCCTGACCAATCGCGGCAGCCTGCGCCGTGTGCGCCTCAGAAATAGCGAGCATGTCCGCGTTGTAGTCACCAAGCCATGTCGGCTTATCAGTGTCAATAAACTGCGACAACTTCAGTTCACCCGACGTCTTGTTCGTGCTACCCATGTTTTTAATCCTTTCAGGAATTCGGATAAATATCGGAAATGGTTTCGCCCAAAGGCGCAAGGTCGGCGTGACGTGCACGCTCCTGTAGGGCATCCAACTGAGCAGCCGTCAACGACCGCGCGTCCATGTCCGCCGCGAATCGTGCGTGAACGCGAGTGTAGTCGTACACGCGCGACAACACATCGTCAACCGATCGCAACTGTCCGGACGTCGGATCGTGCGCCAAACCGGAAGCGCTCGAATCCTCGATAAGACCGAGCAACTCCGTTCGCAAGGCATTAAGCGCGTCAATCTGCCGCTTTTCACTGGCGACGATTTCGCCGCGAACGTCTGCGATTTCCTCGTAAATGTCGCCGATAACGCCATTCAGAGAGTTAAGGAATGCGACCAGTTCGTTGAACTTACGTCGCAGTTCTTCCAGCGTTTCAAGATAGGTCGCCCCGTCCCGATACGTAAATGGCGTTACGTTCGACAGGGGAACAAAAGGGGAAAGCCCCGTAATGCCAGTCACCACAGCCCGAATCCCCTCATGAGCGGGAAGAAATCATGTCCCGGTGTGTATGAATCACCGTTGTCCCAAATCTGCATAAACAGTGGCTCCAATTCGTCAATGATCTGCATATCAATATTGAGGAACGTTGCACGGTATTCCTGCACAAGAGCAGAAACCGAACCGGTAAAGCCCTCACTACTTGACGACATGGTACCCGACTGAGACCCCGTGCTGTCCTGCGTTGACGAACCATCCGACGACCCGTCCGCCGTCGCGCGGGACACAGTGTCCTGAATCTGCGTCGCGTAATCCTCGTTGCCCGACAACTGCACCTGAGGCGTATCGGAACCGACCGCGCGCGCCGTGCTGTCCGTGGCTGACTTCGTGGTCCCAACACTCTGCTCTGTAGCGCGCGACTCGCTCTCACCATTCGTCGCGCTTTCGCTAGTTGACCGGAACGTCAGGAATGGGTCAAGAATCAGCGCCTCACTCCGATACATCTGATTGTAGAGAGGCATAATCTCATTCATCTTCCGTCGAACTGCGTGACGGAAAATGTCAATAGTTTCCTGACCAATCTCACGATTGAGAAAATGATCAACAATCTTGTTATTCAGAACGTTGCGATGCGATTCGTCAAAAATCGGATATGAATCCAAACCGATATCTGGCGTGTACGACAACACTTCCTTGAGTGTCAAAGTAAACGTTCCCATGCTTACACGCTCACATTCATCGGTGTGGCAGCACGCGCGAGCATGTCCGCATTCGGATTCCAGCCAACCGAGACACTCAGGCCGAACATACGATTAATCTGCTCAGCCGCCATAACGCGCGCGTTCAGCGACACGCCACGGGCCGCGACGACCTGATCGTTATTTGCCGCAACCTCATCAGAAACAAGGCGCTCTTTCTTGTCCTGATTCGCGTTGTTAATCCCAAGCAACGTCATGCACTCATTCCACAGACGAGTCTTGACAAGCATGAGGTTAGGCACCTGATCCTTATCAATACCCAAATTGAACGCCTGCACCTTCGACAAGTCAAGGCTAGGCGTACCGAAGATGTGAGGCTGACCCTCATCCACCTGCCGCATGAGATTGACGTAGGACTGCCGCTCGTTTTCGTCAACGAAAAGAACCGACGTGTGTCTCATTGCCTTCAAATTGATTTCGATAGTGCGATCCACCTGAGCGAGTTTCGTCGCGTATAGATAGCAAATATCACTATCAGGAACACGAAGGAAATTAGCCCAGATGGGGACACACTCCCTCGACTTTAGCGTCTTGTTGGTCTGGCCGTTACCGTTACCAATGGTCGTGAACGTTGTTGGATTGTCGTACATATTGACGCGACCGGTACCGGCTGCACGCAATGCAAGATAGCGATCGTAATCCTTGTCGAAATAGAAGACGCACAACGCCTGGTGAAAAAGCGTCAATTCCAAAAAACGCTCATCGATGGTGTCCGGTAGTCCCACCCACTTAAACCGGTTCACCGACAGTTCGGCAAGAATGCGCAAATACATTCGCTCGTTCGTGACCGCACGGTTGCGGGACGGGTTATTGGCAAACGGCCCGTATATTGCGTCGGCGACATAGTCCGTACGCCCATTGCGACGACGGCTCACAACGTCACCCCGCTAAGGGGCGCGTTGTCAGCAATATCGACGGTCCCGATATCGGCCGGGTCATTCCACACAGTAACGCCTTTCTCGAAAATGCCACGAATCGTCTGTCGGAACGACTCCGGACACGTAGTGGACTTCAAATAAGTTTCACGCAACTTCCAATACGTGAACTTTTCCATGACCTGCAAACTCATCGGCGGCGTCACGAAACGGTTAATCGCATAGCCATACCGTAGCCAATATTCCCCAATCGCCGCAAGCGCCGCACCCTGAATGCGCTTGACCTTTGCGTGAATCGCCCATTCGTACGCAACCAAGTTGAAGGCGTCACCACCGATCTGACCGGCCGTCGTCGGCTGAATCAAACGCGCGTCCTGCACCTTCGCATTGATAGCGGCAATGGTGTTTTCGTAATCGCCCTGCGCCGCGTAGTCAGCGAATTCCTTGTTGGTGTCACGCATGTAACCCTGATTGCCAACCTGCGCGCTCGTCTGCGACCGCGCGAGGCCCTGCGACACTGCAAGTTGCTGGTTGCGCGCATTGATATCCACAGCCGTACTCGCAGCCGAACTGGCAACACCGAGTGCGCTACTGGCAAGCCCTGCGGGACCGCCCATGGCACCACCCGCGAGGCTTGTCACGCCGCCGATAGCAGCGTTAGCGACGGCCTGCTGATTCTGAATTGCGTTCGATGCGGAACCCGCCCTCATCTGCATTTCATTGAGTCGTGTCGCAAGACCCATGTTGGACGTTGCCTGATTGTAGGACAACGAATTCCCGGTCAGAGTCTTTTGCTGTGACCAATCAGCACTAGCGTGCTGGTAGGCAACGCTATTCGCGTTGGCGGCCATGTAGGCGAGATAAGAATTGTTCACGACAGAAAACGTCGGGAGGTTAAACATCCCCGTTGTCATGTCAAGAAACTCGCCCTGGTCATTATGGATGTAAGCACCATCCATAACGTCAGCATTGCCCTCGCTTGCATTATACCGATATGGATAGAACGCGACGCGCGGCGACGGTGGTGCGTAGTGCACCAACTGCACGACGTCCAGGTCGTCGCCCGCCATGTTCTCCGGCTTCAACACGAGCGGCGTACCGGAATATGTTGTCAACTCAACCATCGAATACGGGTAGGTGAGAAACTTCGACAGATGTGCATAACGCGAAGGAATGTCCGTCATGTTGCGCCAATTGCCCGCTAGGCTACGCTTGAACGGGGGAACGCGGAACGTCAAAAGACGCTGAACAATCACACCCCAAGAGGTTGTAACGTTTTCCACCTGCAATTGTGATGAGGGAATTTCCGGAACCGCAGTCACGGAAATGATTCCTTGCGACACCCACGGCAAGTCAGATGTCTGACGCATGAAGTTAATAAACGCCGTTGCACTAGGGAAATAATACAATTCGACGCCATTCGGCAAACTCTCAAACGACGAGCCCTTGGCGCTTTCAAGGACGGGGTTGTCAACCGTACCGCCCGAACCCTCAAACGAAACGGTTGTTGCAACGATAATGTCAAACGACGCGCCGCCCGACGCGTCACGCGAACCAATTGTTTGCTTCAGATTACGGGTGATGATGTATTCCCCGCCAACGTCCAAACCCTCCGGAATGGTCAGGTACTCGCGACCGTTGTCCTGCATCTGGTTTTCGTTAGCAATGCCAATGTGTCCGCGCTCGACATAGCAGTTACCGAATGTCACATCCCGGTTAAACGTCTGCCAGACGTCCAACTGAACAACCAATTCGGTGGTGTTCGGTGCGACATAGCGCACGTCAGTCACAAAATAGTAAAACGACCGCGACGAATCATGACCCACGGGCTGCATTCCGTTCGTCACGCGCAAATAATTGTACTTATAGCACGCGTTAAACGGAAGATTGACACGCACGGGCATTCCGGCACGCGCGTACGTCATCGCGGGAAATGACCATACAGCACCGGAATTCTGCGTAAGGTAGTCGTCAAGAGCCTGCTGCGAAGCAAACTTCACAATATCCCGGTAATCAGAATTCCACGGAACATTGCACAGAGTCGCGGTCGTGCCGGGACCCCATACGGCATAGTTGAATTCCAAACCTGCGTCGGAGACGCCGTTGGGAACATCGTTCAGTCGCGCCATTCTATTCTCAACCACCCATCGTCGCTGCGAGCATGTTGATTTCATGCATATTGTAATCGTCGGCAGTGGACGCGCCCGCGCGGTACCAAAGCGCCCACTCCGCCTGGTTCAAATAGCGCGGCGGGGCTCCCGGACGCAATAGGTAAATAGCGCCTTCGCCCTCAGGAGAACCGGCAACCGCGCGCACGAAGAGTGGCATTTCATCATCCTTTATCATCGGCATAGCATCGGGCAAAGTCGTTTCATGGGAAGGAATCTTCACGCTATCGTTCGACCCGTGTCGATCAGTTCCCGGTACGTACAGCATATGCCACGGCTCGCCCTTCACCGTGTCCTTGACGAACCCGAATTCAGGTCGGGCGCGCAGCCATGACCGCGCAGGCTCCGCCAAGTCAATAGCAAGGCCGCTCTCGTGATAGGCGTACAGCGCACCGGGCGGCGCTGCTGCGGCTGCGCCGGGCTTGCGCCACCACGCCCGACCGCTCCACCACCGACGATCAAATCTCGCGGATGCTGCATAATTGTCGGTATAACTGCGACGGAACATCACTTCCTGTTCCGCAATCGTACGGCCCGCATCGGAAAGATAGCCTCGCGGCATTCCTGCATGGAGCGCGCGTTCGTAGGCGGCTGCCGCATCATCGCGCAACCACCCCAATTCCTTTGTGCGACGATTAATATCTGAAAGAATCACAATACCCGCCTATATGTCGATACGAAAAACGGGCGGGCGACACATTGTCTGTGTCGCCCGCCCGCGTGAGAGGGTCGCCACCAACCCTACGGGGCCACCCTACCACCCCACCGTGTCACAGCCGGCCGCTGACGCCTGTCACGTGCCGGCAGTGACTCATGGGGTCGGCGCGGTAGCGGTGAACGTGTAGCTCACAGCAGCGCCGACGCCCGGGTCTGCCTTGACCGTAATGACCTTTCCGGCAATGGTGACCTTGGAAGAAATGCTACCCTCCGAAATCACCCGGACGTCCTCCGTCTTGAAAGCGGTCTGATCGGTGGTGAACGTGTAGGCGGTCGTACCGTCAACAACGTTCGTCCGAATACCGATAATCTCGACGGCGGAAAGGCGACCCTGCTCCGGCCACTCAGGCACCGCATCACCCGACACCGAGAGATTGCCCGTCACCTTCGTGACACCATCCTCACGCAAGTTCTCCGGGTTAAGCCACGTGGACGTCACGCGAACCTTGATGTTCGTCGCGCCCTCGTCACCACCGACGTGCAGGACACCGGTGTTGGTAATGTGCGTGTGCGGCGACGTTGCACCCTCAACCGACCAGCGCACCGCATCCTCGCCACCCTCAGGCGTGGTGTTTGCCTTGCTCACGGCCTGGTAAATGTTTCCGCGAAGAACGGTCGTCGTAGCCGTACCGTTGACGTCGTTAATGACAACATCATCAACGGACGTAACGGGCTTGGACACCTCGATCACCTCATCGTCTGCACCGGTGTGGAACATGACGGCCGGGACGAACCGCGACGCGCTCACGACCTGCCAGTGGTGAAGGAAATAGTTGTTGTGCAGCGCCACAGGGTTGTACTGCGACGTGTTCTCCAACCGCTGATCCGCAATCACGAAGAAATCGCGCACGGTCATGATCGCCTGGCACCCATCGATCCCGAAATGCTCAGTCGGAATCGGAATGATGCGGCCGTACATTTCAGCCTTGCTGACGTTGAACGCGCCCGCCAGCGCCTCAACGTCAATCGCCGCATTGAACTCCGGCGTCACGAAGATGCACAACTCATCAGGATTGGCAAATGTCGGCATGTGCGCGGCGTTGTACTTCGTCGAAACGAACTTCAGCGTGTCCGCCATTGCACGCAACTTGCGCAGGGCAGTCTTTGCGTCTGCCTCCGACGACTCGATGCGTGCCACGTCCGGCACGTTCACGTGGTAGAAACCGCCGTTGCTCTCGTACTCGCGGAAGAGTTGCGTCGTCAGCAGGAACTCATCCCACTGATCCGACGTCGAAGGCGCTTCGAGCAACTGTGCGACGAATGACGACAGTCCCGAGTCATCGAGAAATGCGCGCTGCAACAGCGGCTCATTGATCGTGATCTTGTAGTAGTCCTGACGGTTCACGCGATGAAAGTTCGCCTCGACGTCCGGGCGCTCCGTGCCAAAGATCGCGTTCTCCAAATACTCGCGATCCGGGTCGTACACGTGTGCCTGCAACAGGCCCGACTGAATCTCTTCGATCGTGTCGCCGTACTGAAGCATTCCACGCTTGAACTCGGCAAGCGGATTTGTCCACGACGTGTTCCGCGCGATGACGGAACCGATGCGGTTAACGAGTGCGTCAAGAAACTCGTTGTACGAGGGGCGGTGGTTGGCAAGCGCCTTAAGCGACGCCTGCACACCTGCCTTAGTGGGGTCGGGAATGCGACGCTGGTAATCCGTAGAGGCGTCCCGGCGAATAGCACTCAGGATAGCCTTGTTCGAATCATCCTTAAGCGGCGTGATCTGGACAACCATAATAAACTAGTTCCCTTCCTTGGTAAAAAGGTCGTCAATGCCGCCGGATTCGGCGTCATCATCATTCTCGTTATTGTCATCACCCTCGTCGCCATCCGGGTCAGTGGACGGGACAGCAGTCAAGAGGTCAAAGTTCATAGCCTTCAGTCGAGAAATTTCTGCATTCAACGACTGTACAAGAGTATCAGCCTCAGTCGCCTTTGCGGACGCTCCCGAAAGAACGTCATTGTACGACGAGGAAAGATCGTCATAGATCGTGTCCGGGACACCACCCTCGGGCGGGTTTCGAAGCATTTCGATAAGGGTCGCGAAATCCATTATCACATATCCTTTCAAACGAGGATGGCCCCCGGCCCCTTAGTAGGGACCGAGGGCCATCGTATCGGACCAACGGTGCGGTTCAGGGTGAACGGCTAGGAACACTCTAGCACGGGCACCATTCAAGGTGAGCGATCTCGCGCTAGTCCCCGAAACAGCATTCCGCAGGTCACGCCTTAGTGGGTGCCTCCGGCGCGGCCTCAGCCTTCGGCGCGGCCTCAGCCTTCGGCTCAACGACCTTGAGACCCTTGTCCTTCACCCACACGTCCACGGCCTCGCGGACGACGTCGGAAACCGTGAGGCGGTTCTTCCAGCGGTAATCCTCGATAGCCTCACGCGTGCCGGGCGTAATGCCTCCGGCGACGGTAATGAGGTTCTCGGTGTTCTCGTTCTTCGTGCGGGCCATGGTGGCAGTTCCTCTCACTAGACTTGCAGTTGAAATGATGTGGGTTGTAGTACGATCCCGCCCGGTACACGCACCGGCATGAGTTTGCCGTGAAACGTGTGCCCCGTTCGGTAGTGCTCAAATCTTACCATGCTTGCGATGCTGTCTGGCAACCCGGCGATATGGGTTTCTAGTTCCCCGTTCGCCTTCAACTCAGTGTAACACTTCGCGCGAGCGAATACAGCAGATGTGAAGTCGTATTCGTGCTTCCACGCACCTAGTCGTGAGGGATGTACGTCGAGTGTGTCGGGAACACCGGTCCCAAGTAGGTGAAGGCTGTCCGTGTCAGCATAGAGGAAGTCGTCGTAATGATGCTGTGCCGCTCTAATCGTCACGTCACGGGCATATGCCGTAATGAATGCACCCATAGCCGTATACACCGGTTCTCGCGTTTCCTCCGGCCCCGTGACGAGTCGCACGATGTTGTCGTCACCCATGATCGGAACCTTAGGGGTTACGTCAGGATTGGTGGCGAACTTTCCATACAAACTGTTAAGAAACAATTTGGCTATGACACGCAAGCCTCCGTGTGTTGTCTCCTTAACCTGCATCCATTTCGTGATGTATTCTGAAAAGATTCCGGTAGCCGCTTTGAATGCCCATCCTCCGTGAAATTCTACAACATGCAAGTCATAGTGTTCCTCCCATAGGGCAAGATCAATATTCGTGCATGAGATAGTTACCGGTTCCTTAATGTCCGTCTGATATTCAGTTTCCGTGAAGCGCGACGATCCTTTGATCTGAATGCACGGAATGTGGTTGGGCTTAAGTTTGGCAGTGAACGTCAAGTGAATGATGCTGAGTGGGTGGCCGGGCACGTGCCCAGGTTCCCCGATGAACGGCTCTGGCACGCCGTGCGGTAGTGCTCGGTCGAACATGACTGATGGATAAAGTGAATTCACGTCAAACACTCTGCCCGGTCCGACAATCTTTCCCTTGGCTCTTGGATCAGCGTATGTGAAGCCTCCCCGATATGCCCGTCGAATCTGCGCATCAACGTCCGCTGAAAGTACGGGGAAAAGTCGGTCGAATTTCTTTTTCCCCGTCATGGTTTTGAACTGTGCTAGCGAGTCCGCACCAACCGTGAGCCTTGACATCCCCTCATCAGTCTGTACGCGAATGGCGTTCGCGATGATGGCGACGTCACGGCGAATGTAATCCGCTTCCTCGGCGGTGAGGTCATGGCCTACAGGACGAAATGTCTCATAATCAATCTCACCCTTTGATTCTGTCTGATTGAAGGCGTGCGCGACATTGGCGACACTCATAGGAAGTTTCTTCAGTGAATCCCGGAATTCGGTTTCTCTCCCGTTCTTCCAATGAACCTTAATACTGTAGAACATTCCCATAGATGAAATCAAAGTTGAAAACCGGCCCCGACGAACATTTCTTTCCGATGTGTGGGCGTAGCCTGATCGGAACAAATAGTCGATAATGAAAGCCCCGTCAAATTTCAGGTTGTGGAAATAGATCGTCTTATCACTGTCGGCGACTCGGCGAATAAACGACGCGATATCGGTCCCAACCGCTACATCGTCCGGCATTTCGATATCGGCAATTCCCCATCCCCATACGCGGCAATCATCGGGGTCGGTCGTTGTCTCGAAGTCAGCGACCCAGATTGAGCGACGACGCCCATTCAATGAGTGCATGGGCTTCGTCTACCACCTCTCCGCCGATCTGGTCGTACCACGCTTCATCACGACCCTGAAGCATTGATTTCATGTTTTCGTAATGAAGGGAAACGCTGTTAGAGAAATCGGTGTAATTCCATAGCACGTTAAACTGCGCTGATGACAACTTGTCTACCGCAGTCGCTAGTGCTGGTTTATTGATAATTTGAGCCATCTTTTTAAACGACTCACGGTCTCTTTCAACCTTGCGATGAATCCAATTGGGGTCAAGGCGACTTTGCATCGCAGCGATTTGCGTTCGCACACCCTTGTCACCCATAAGTCCGCGTGGATTGCTTCGCCCGATAATATCGAATGGTCGCGTCGCCGGTAGATCAACACCTAGGTATCCGGCAGGCTTAACCAACATGCGCAATCGTTGCTCAATCGTCTGTGCCGAACGTGGCAATTGAATTCCTGCGATGCGTGCAAACTCTCGCTCGTTACGTTCGTTCACGCGGCGCTTAGTGCGTTCAAATTCACTAAACAATTCCTTGCTGACTATCGTTCCGCGCGCGCCGCGGAGGTACTGTGTTCGCCGAGAATTGAAAGCCTGCAACTGAGCCTGATAAGCGAGCAACTGTGCCCGCGTATATCGACCGATAACCTTGGGATTTCTACGCGGATCAATCGCAGTGCCAGAAACTTCGACGTCGTTTATTCTTTTAAGCCGAGAAATCTTATTGGTGGTTGATCGATGCGCTTTCCTTACATCGGCGCGCAATCGCTCAATATCAGAATTCTTCGCCATTTAGGTATAGCAACGGGCCGCGCGCGTTTTGCGCGCGGCCCGTTGGTCCCCCTTCCAGTATGTGGTTGTTAGTGCGTCACGCCACCTTCACCGTGAAGAACTTGAAGCCGCGACGCGACTTCTCCTCAACGACCGTGATCGGCAGCGGAGCGGGCCACGTGGACGGCTGACCGAGAATGCCGAAGATGTTCTCCAACGAGCGGAGCAGGCCCGTGGACACAGCCGCGTACGCCGTACCGTCCGCGTCCACGAGGATGATGCGCGGCGCGGGCGTCGCCTCACCCGTCTCGGCGTCCACGACCTCGATCGACTGAACGACGACGTTCGCCAGGTTGATGACCTCACCCAGGTGGTCATCCACGGACTCAGTGTCCGTGAGCGCCTTCAGGACCTCAACCTTAGTCGCGTGGTCGGTTCCGGCGAAGGTCGAAAACACGGTGCTCTCACCCGACGCCAGTGCCGCGATAACGGCTCGCGGGTCGGAACGAACGGAAACGTCGGTGCCGGTCTCGACAGACTCGACAGGGGTCTCAGACATGGTGGCAATTCCTCTCAGAGAGATTGAAGAAAACGTGCTTTGTGCACGTCCCCTGTATCATAGCAGGTCACCCCACAGCGACACGCACGCCTCCCGGGATCGAACCGGGACACCCGATACGGGCGGAGTTGTCGGATGTGCACGAATCCGACCCTTTCAGCGCTTAAACGGGCTTCCCCGTTAATGGGCTGTGTGCCCAAAACCGGTCACATCATAACCGGCCATGTAAAACTGAGCGGCGGTGGCGTAATCATCGGTGTACCCAATGGCGCGAACACCCTTACGAATCTCGAACCGCATTACTTCTCCCACATCGTCTGAATTCGAGAGCGCCAATTGTCCTCACGCATCCACTGCGGTTGATACACCTTGCCGCGCCGGGTCAGATAAGCGCAATCATCCTCACCGCGCCACCACCCCACCGTCACTTCCTCAACCAACAAATCCGGTGTGATCCTCACCCGAATCGCTGACACGAACCACGTGCTCACGCGCTTGAAACGAACGACCGTCACCGCATCACTGCGAAGCGCGTTGCGAGCGCGTGTTTCAAGAGGCGTCATCGCACGATTCGCCCGTGAGCGCCGCGCTCAGGCTGTCGGCGAAGACAGCCCACGAACGCGCCTGCTTGTACGTCTGACCGTACGCACGCGCCTTCAGGTCCCGTGTCTTGCCCGCGTGCCACTTACCACACCGCGTGCAAGGAATGGCAACGATATTGTGACGCCGATGACGCATCGTCATACGAAAAGACATGGTGGCAATCCTTTCCGTTGAAACTGGACGTACCCCGAGTGGGACTCGAACCCACAACATCCCGATTTTGAGTCGGACGTCTCTGCCAATTGGACTACCGGGGCTTGGGTGTGCTATGGGGTGAGCATAGCACAGACTAGAGGAATGGAAATCGGACTAATCAGACGTCGCGACCCCAGATGGATTCAACCGACTTGCGCCACTGGTCGATAGTGAAAGTGGTGTAGTGGATTTCATCGCCGTTACGCTTTACGACGTAGGACCTTCCGGACCTAGCGTCATAAACACCTATGTGGACGTTTGTGGCGGTAATAATCGCCGTGTGAACCTTGCCGAAGTTGTAGACCTTGAACGTGATGTGAGACATGATTTATCCCTTCTTCACTCAGCAACGGCGAAGTAGTCACACGATGCAGCGCGCCCGGACGGGTGTCGGGTAATGAACTCATACTCACCATCGGCAATCTCAGCAACCTCAACCTTGCGCCCGTAAAGGCGTCGTGCGATAGCCTCAACCGTGGTGCCCGTGTGCAGGTCGCCATTCTCGTCAACGAGTGTGATTCGCATCTTCCATCTCCTCCTTCGATCCGATGCCCTCATCCTAACACACTCACACGCACATGTGTGCCACTTTCGCTGTGTGGATGTGTCTGTGTGACAGTCACAGGCCGGCGTTGACTCGGGTCAGGGGCCGGCGGTGACTGATGGCTACGAACGTTAG